ATCAAACTTGAGTTTCTCTACATCTGTAATAGGAGTATGCAATACCCTAGATGTATCAATACCAAAAGCTTCAAAGTAAGACTGTGGTGAGCCAAACTCAGAATCATAGAATAGCATAATTGCATCTTTATGTTTCTTAAGATAAGCTGAAGCCATAACCAAAGCAAATGATGTCTTAAAGTGTTTTGACGGGCCAGCAAGTACTGTAAGACCAGATGATAACCCGCCATCCATATCACCTGATAGTGCTACATTAATCATAGGTACATCAGTTGCTACTTGCGCTTTGTCTTTAAAGTAGATAGAATCAGCAAGAACATTTGTTTCTTTGATCTTGGAATTCTTTTTTAGTTTGTCCATAATCGACATATAGTTCATCCTCTTTTCATTAATATAGTATATTATATCATAAATTGGTCCAATTGTACAGGACTTTTTTCATAATTTATTGATTTAGTTTTGTTACACTGAATGGCAAACTTAGTATCTAGCATTTGATTATCAAGTCTGCCTGCTACAAATGACTGCACTTGCTCAGCCATATCTTGTGCTGTAGTTACTGGAACGTTCTGACAAATCATATTCAGATTCTTTAGTCCACCTTGTAGCATAAAGTCACCTGGTAGTTTCATAATTGCAAGGCATTCACGAATAGTCAGATAACGATCTTCATCTGGGTGAGTAAGTGAAGATGGCATATGACCTACAAAAGCTCCAATATAATCCTTTGGAATCTCAGTAGTCTTTCGCATAATGTTACCACCACTCTTTAGTTTCAGATACATACGAGTGCACTTACCTGCTTCGTTTTCGTATCCTTTCTCTTTCATCCACTCACCAACTTTATTGTACTTAATACCAGCTTTTTCGATTTCATCAAGTGGATTAGTACTCTTTACAATCCTATCTTGAAACTCTGAATGTGTAATACCACCTTCGATTTCCTCAAGGACATATCTATAGAATGGATTTTCACTTGGAGTCTTCTTATTAGTAAGAACATTCATTGGATCATCTTCACTCAATTCAACATTACGAATAGTATCCTCAATCTTCTCATGAGCTCTTTCTACATAGCCAAGCTTAGGGATCTTATCACCTTGCCAAAAGAAATAGAATGTACGATCACGTACTTGGCTCAATCCATGAAGTATAGACTTCGTTTTATAAATGCTAAATGTGTATCCATTTTGGCCTGCAATTCTTCGAAGCTCTTCAACGATCGGTTCTCCCATTTTGCTAGCCAGTCTTGGTGCGTTTTCGCCCCAGAATACTTTAGGTTTGAGACTCCCCAAGACATGACGTGCGGTAGCCAGCATCCAATCATTATTACGATTAGTAGAAGATGCTGAAGGACTAAGGCTGCTAAGACCAGCACAAGGGCACACAGTGTTAATAACATCGACACTAGGAAGATCGCGGTGCACACCATCATCCAAGTGATAGTAAGGAACTTTGTTTTCATAATACTCCACCAGTTGTCTATCGTTAGCTTCAAAAGCTGAATAGCTTAAAATATATTCAGGTTTAGTATTAGCCACGTTTTGCATGGCAATAGTCTCTCCACCAATAAGTGGAACTATGCTTGCGTAATTCATCCGAAAAACTCCTCTAGGTTAACAGTCGTTTCTTCACCAGTCCAATGAGGATAGGCTGCTCTAGATAAATGAATTGACTGCGGTTTTTCCATTTTATCAAAATCAAGTTGACCCTGCTTATTCATAAGAGGGTCTACCCATCGAATGATTTTTGTTCTAGTAGCTTTCTTCTCTAATTGCTCTCTAAAAACAAGACGACATTCATTACGTTCTTCCCAAGTACCCCAGTATGGTTTGTCTTTATAGTAACCAGACTTTGGCAGTTTTCTTGAAATATCCTCAATAGGTAATAGCTCATAAATTGAAACATTCTCAATAGGTAATGCTTCAACTGCAGTTATATATCTGTCTGCTAGGTCCCTTGTATTTTGTAGGCGGTCACCTTCAATACGACATAAGTGATGACGTATATCAATATTGCCAAAGTAGCATTCTAATTCTCTAATACGATCAAAGTCTTTGAAGTACATTCCAAGGCCGTCATTTAAAGCACCATTAAGAGTTTTGAATGGAACACTATTTACTGTCCAGCCTGGCCGGTACATACATATAGAATGACTATCTCCAATTACAAGTTTGTTAGTTGGGTTTACTACTTTAATAGTTTCAGCAGTTTCATACATTCGTTTAAGGTTATCAATATCAACTTCAAGCCACTCAGGCTGGATTTCATTACCCTTTTCTTTTGCCTTGTCAATACGCTCTTGTATCATCTCATGATATGGAGGAAAGTCAATAGCCAAAGAGTAAACCTTACCTTTGAACTTCGAGAAGTTACGAGTGTTAGCTACGTAGGGAAACCCCTTTACGCCACCAAACACATTCATCCCGCCAGACCAGTCATTACCATGATAGACATACATTTCATCATATTGATTATGATCTTCAATTTTACCAGACCAATTGATAGTAATATCAACTCCAGTTTGTTTAATCATATCAGCATAGATAGCACCTTGTGCTCCTCGATGAGATGCCATTCGAGTAGCGACAGGAATAAACGGGGCATTTAGTATAGCTTTTTTCATTATAATAGTATTATATCACACTTTCAATTAATTGTAAAGGACTAATTCATAAAAGCTTCAAGAGGTGATGGAGCTAATCTTTTCTTTAGATCTTCTGCGATATCAACAAATGAGTCAAACGTAAGAGGTAACATCCTCTTTGTCTGAGCTTTGCTATTATCCATAATCCCTAGAAAGCAGTTAAACTGACAAAACGTGATTTCAGTACCAAAGGTAGTTAGGTTCCCACCACGTTCTAAGTTATCTCTATAGAACTGTTCTTCAGTATCAGTCATTTCAAAAAACTCATGTTGATGATCTCTGACACCTAAGATATATGCTTCCATGATTTCATTATTCTTAAACTTTACTTCTGGAAATACATACTCAAGTCCTCGTTTAGCACCTGGACCAACTAAGCAATAATCATCATCTTCATCAATATTAGGTAGATCATCACAACGAGAAAAGTTACAAGGAGGGTGATATGAGAAGTATGGACCAATACCACGATGAGTAGAGAACCAATTACATACATCACCTAGTTTGTTATTTTGATTTTGTACTACTTCACTCATACCAAGATCATCCAAGTGTCCCATCCATCTTATCATATTTGATAATCTAAACTTACCATCTGGGTCATTATCTTCTTGTCTACAAAAGTTACGAGCTGCCGTCTGTAAACTAGTCTGTAACTGAGTAGCACCCCAGACTTTCATTTTGTTTTTATTTGTGTCTAAGTTATTATTGATTGTATGATAATAATCACCTTTTAGTTTATATTCATCAAAGTCAATAATCTTACTATAGTCAGTAGAGTCTGAGGCTACTAACGTAAGTGTTGGCATACCTACAAACTTTACTGCCATAGCATTGAGAATTTTATTTCTCATTGAAGTGTCCTGATTAAAGACAAAATTCTCTAACCAGTACACCTCGGCATGTTTAGAACGGTTTGGATTCCAGTATGAAACTTCTTGTCTCATAGCTGGACCGAATTCTTCAGAATACTGATACTCATCAAGTCTATTAGACTCTCTTAGTGCCTCTCTTCGGAAGAACTCCAGTACCCACTTGTTAAAATAACGAAAGTTGGACTGATCCCGCGTCTGTCTCAATTTCTGAAGACTTATTCCACTCATGCCTTACGTTCTCCTTTTCAACTAATTCATGCTGTAATAGTACCACATTAATATGTGGCATCATTTTTCTGATAATCTCAGCTTGAACTGGATCATCTTCATAATGTATACCAAAACGCATTCCTGTTTGTTCTAAGTAGAAAAGCGTTCTGCCCTTATGTCTACCTGAATCTTCTCTTGACTTCTGGTCAAATGGTGTTGGATTCATATAGACATTATTAGATATACCTTTATCAAGAAGCATTGCCGAAGTTTCTGGCTCTTCTTCTTTAGATCTACCAGTGATAATGATATCGTGTGGTCCGGGGAAGACGCCTCCGTACTTCCCCATGTAGATCACACCATCAATATCAAATGAGTTGACCATGCCAGGCTCATTACGCATAGTCAGTTTCACCAGCTTGGAATGTATATGCCAACTTTTTAGCCGAAGGTTTATTAGAGAACAACTGTGGTTCAGTTAGTTCAGTAATTTCTCTTTGAGCTAGCATGTCACATTCATATTTAGACTCATCAGTTTTTAGTTGAAGTGGAGGTGTTTTCTGAGTCCAAGCAGAAGGACCACGAAGGTAACCCACAATGCCCATTTCAGATGCTACTTTACAGAATCGAATAGCTGAGATCACTACACCACCTGAGTTAGGTGAGTCTTGAACTTCCATACGGGCAGTAAGTGTATAACGAGCTCCAGCAAAACCATAAGCAACAATATCAAAGTTAGCAATCTTTTGATCAGAACCTACGTAGTCACTACCTGGCTTTTGCTGTACAGTAAGTGAAGGACCTGCAAACAAAGTCATACCAGCAGTGGATGTATCCCTTACATGGTTTTGACCTTTCAACACATTCTCTTTAGAAACATGTTTATTATGCAAACGTTCTTGCTTAGCCATATTCAAAAAGTCTGTATTAGCAGTACGACCGGTACGAATATGCTCTTGGCCTTGAGTAGATCCTGCAGCCATATTTGTTTGAATATGCTGAGTAACCATAAGACCTGAGTCTAGCATAGCACCTTGAAGTACTTCAGACAAACGAGATGCACCCCAAGCTGATCTCATATCAGAACCTACAATTGTAAGACCCGCATCAATAAACTTCTGCTCAATCTTCATAGTATCTTTTGTTGAGATGAGAGTTGGAATACAATTCACAAAGTGACATCCAGCTGAAATTGCAGCATCCATATAGAACTCTGAAGCTCTTTCAGATCCAACTGGTAGATAGTTAATAAGAACATCAACGCGTTCTTTAACCAATAGTTCTACAATGTCATCAAAAGAAATATGACTTTGTGCACCAGTTCTAAATGATACTTGCTCAGGATACTCTAGCATATGAGGTGCAACACCATCATACTCAGGTCCTGAA